TAGAGCAAACTGGCATATAAGTATTCTCGTATTTTCAACAAGTGATGGACTAACTACCTATAAGCCAAAGGCATATCTTACTGAAAATTATGAAGACAAAAAAGATCTTCATATGCTACCACGATGTATGTCTGAATATTATTCCATATGGAAAGCAAATGAGATTCGCAAAGAGTATCAAGAAAAAAATACTATACACTACGATCTTGTTATGCGGTATCGTACCGATTGTATTTTGAATGAACCGATTACTAAAATATCAGCAACTGAAATCGCAAGGGGCACTTCATTTTTATGTATTCCAACATCAAATGAAGTAAAAAGTCTTGATTCAATCCATAATCAACTCGCCTGGGGTACACCTGATAGTATGGATATCTATACATCTATTTATCAAATGTGGTTAGGCAATGATATGTCAGGGCATACACCTGAGGAAATGCTTGAATTATGTTTGAACTCTAAAAAGGATATTCTAGATCTAATAACCAGATCACGTACTTCATTTTATCTTGTTGATTTTCATGGAAAACCACGTGGAGAACTTAGATACTCCGAATAAATCCCCATCCAAGATCTTCACAAATCTTCTGCCAGATTTTATCTTGAGTGTAGAGTTTATCGCGATTTTTTAGCAAAGGAAAGTTTGGTAAATAATCGTCCAACTCAAGAAGTTCACAAAACTTGTACAGAACATACGAATATGAAAGAAAGTTGCTGCGACCCTTTGGACAGTGCTTCTGAAAATGCGGCTGAATCTCCTTAAACATATAGCGCAACTTTTCTTCGATTTCACGGTTCATAACCGGCGCATTTTTGCCATTGAGGCGATTCGTAATATGAGGCACGTGTTCATAATATTTATTCGCCTTGATTTTCTTCAGAATCTCGCGAATCTTCGCAGGCTTCAAACCTTCAAGTTGTGTAATGCGTTCCTTCTTAAGTTCCATAAGAATCTGATCATAGATTTCTTGAGGAATATCGGTACATTCCTTCGCCTGGAACTGAGCAAGCCATTCATTAAAATGATTAATGCGCTTATACGCATAATAACTCACTTCACGCGGCGGATCCTTATAACTTGGCTTATCACTATCCATTAAGACAAACTCTTGATTTCCACAAATAGCACAGCTAAACAGTGCTTCATTTGAACTAAAAATCATTTCTGCTCCACATTCGTCACAGAGTCCAAATCCACTCTCAGCTTCGCAGGATGTATTTCGAGCATGACCAGGATCTACCTTTTGAAGATACTTATCAAGTAACTTATCACGCTGTAGATTCTCACCCTTCATTTCCTTTTTTAGTTCCTGAAGAGTTTGTTCCGTGGATACTTCTTGAAGGGCCGCAAGAACACTCCCCGGCTTCATAAAAGTCCGTGTAGTTTGAAGACTTTCAACACCATTCTGAATCTTTTCCTGGATATCATAATACTTATATAAGATATCACCCGTTTCAAGAAAATAGTTATACACATCTTCTTCTTTTACAATGGTTTCAATCTCCCGCTTAATATCACGAAGACGATTCTCCTTCAGATTTCTTTCAATAATATTTTCACATGATTGAATCTCTTCTTCTAATGAAAGTTTCTGTGCTTCAAGTGAATGGAGATTCTCCTTTTTATCTAAAAGTTTCCCCATCTGAACTTGATGAATCGCATCGAGCGTAGTACGAGCCTCCGGATTACTTCGCTTTGTTGGCCGTATTTTGAAATAAGGCTCTGCCATCCGTATCCTATGGTTGAAAACTCTATTTCTTTTAAGCATAACTAAAAATCACCCTCTCCGCCAAAATTATTTTCTCTGCGAAGGTTATAAACTAAAATGACAGGTGGTGGTCTTATGCAGCTCGTCGCCTATGGTGCTCAGGACGTCTATCTGACGGGTAACCCGCAGATTACTTTTTTCAAGGTGGTATACCGTCGCCACACGAACTTTGCCATGGAGGCCATTGAGAACCCGTGGAACGGCGCGCCGAACTTCGGCAAGCAGGTCACGTGCACGATCCAGCGCAACGGTGACTTAATCTACCGTATGTACCTCCAGGCCACCCTGCCTAAGGTTACTCTCCTGGCCAGCGACGGCTCAGGTGCCCAGTTCCGCTGGCTCAACTGGGTTGGCCACAACCTCATCGATTGGGTTGAGCTCCAGATCGGCGGCCAGCGCATCGACAAGCACTATGGCCAGTGGCTGCACATCTGGAATGAGCTCACGCAGGAGCCGGGCAAGCAGGCCGGCTACGCGAAGATGGTGGGCAACATCCCGCAGCTCACGAACCTGCTGGTTCAGGGCGGCGAGGACTGCGACAATGATTGCGCGGGCGGTGAGCCGAACACGTCCAACGAGCTCGGCAACTGCTCCCCTGAGTACACGCTGTACATCCCGCTGCAGTTCTGGTTCTGCCGCAACCCTGGTCTGGCGCTGCCGCTCATCGCGCTCCAGTACCACGAGGTTCGTATCAACCTCCAGTTCAACGACCTCACGAACCTGATGTGGTCCTATACACCGCAGGCGACGTCCACGTCCGCGATCCAGACGCGCGTCGGTAACGCCGGCCTCGTCGCCTCATCCCTCTATGTCGACTACATCTACCTCGACACGGATGAGCGCCGCAAGTTCGCGCAGGTGTCCCACGAGTACCTCATCGAGGTTCTCCAGTTCACGGGCGGTGAGTCCATCACGTCCTCCAGCAACAAGCTGAAGCTGAACTTCAACCACCCGTGCAAGGAGCTTGTCTGGGTTGTCCAGCGTGACTCCTTCACGAGCTGCGACACGAACGTCATCAACCCGTGGAAGGGCCAGCAGCCGTTCAACTTCTCTGACTGGTGGGACCGGTCAGTCCTGGAGTCTGGCTACTCCGTCACGCGTGTTGAGGGCATGGCGGGCAAGAACCCGTGCGTCACGGCGCTCATCCAGCTCAACGGCCACGACCGCTTCCAGGTCCGCGAGGGACGCTACTTCAACGAGGTCCAGCCGTACCAGCACCACACCAACATCCCTGCGGTTGGTGTCAACGTCTACTCCTTCGCGCTCCAGCCTGAGCAGCACCAGCCGAGCGGCACGTGCAACTTATCACGCATTGATAACACCACGCTGCTCCTCACGGTCTCCAACAACGCGGTCGGCACGGCCACGAGCTCCACGGTCTATGTCTATGCGACGAACTACAACGTTCTCCGCGTGATGTCTGGCATGGGCGGCCTCGCGTACTCCAACTAAACATACAACCCAAGTGGTTGTTGTTTATATATTTTTATACTGATTGAATAAACCTTAGTATATTTTCTATTCAACTAGCATTGCTAGATGAATAAAAAAGTAACAAAAATATTTTTTTATTAGAGTCGACTATGTTGACACCGTAGTCGAACTAGTCGATCGTGTGCGTCTTCGTAGAACTGGTCCCTGAATCTCGGTAGGTACTTCCATTTCTTCCGAATCTGTCATCCATGCGATCACCTTTCCCATTGCTCCAAGTAGACTAAAGAATCCAGCAACCAAGAGTGTTTTATAAATACCCTGTGAATGCTGAATCATTGCCATAATAATCTGACAGAAGACACTATCCATAATAACAAGGCTCTGTACAAATCCCCAGACACCCTTTGGAGCACAGAAACACATATATAGATGAGTCGCAGAATACGCAACAAAGCCTACTCCGAGTCCAGTTACAATCCCCCAACATCCTACGCGCCGTGCCGTCTTTGAACAGGTATCAATATATGATGTCATCTTTATGATTCACTATTCCAACTTAAAATTCAAATTTCATAGTAGATGTTGGATATATCAAAAGTAGACGATATTAAGGATTTTCTCTATATTATACCGGCAGCAGCGATTGTCGAGTTTATCACTTTACTTCTAACTAGAAATGCGGGTCAAAAACCATTATTTGGTGTAAATTCTCTTAATGATTGGTATGATCAGTTTGGTATTTTTGCAGTTAGTGCTGATGTATTAAGTCTGATTATTGGAATTGTTGGTGCCCGATATATCTATTCCTTCTTTTTCAATCATATTATGGAATGGTCACCGCTTTATTTTATTCTGATAGTAGTTCTTTTTCAGATTGCACATGATCTATTTTTCTATTTTGCCGTTATTAGACAAATTCCACGGGGCCATAATGAAATGATCGATATTTTCCAGGAGTATGGAAAAGAGAATGGTACAAAAGTTCTAGTTGTTGATGCGGCAATGGTGATTGGAACGGCAGTCGGTGCAATGTATCTAAAATCATATCCCGATCATATTTCCTTTTCAGCTTTAATTTTAATACTTTACGGAATCTGTTATAGTGTCTTCACCCGTCCGACTGCGCCTCCTCCGCCCCCTCCGCCGCAAAAAAAACAGGTGGCTGAGATTGATCGATCCTTTATGCAGGAGTCAATGGGTCCTCAAGGATTACTGATGCCTCAGAGTTCTCCAGCAATGTATTAAGTGCCGCAATACGCCGTTCCAACGCCCCGCCATGCTGCTTTTTCGATGCGTGTTTCCAATGCCATTCGAACGACAGCGCATCATGCTTTGTAAAGGGCCCCACATAGCAATGTCGCCGCCAGGTCTCTCCAGCTGAGACTTTTGCCCGAGTGGCTCGTGCTCCACCCGAAAGTTCTCCTCTATGTTGACGCAACCGTCGATCTACATCTACAGTTGCTCCAATATATGTCGCACCACCTGAAGAAACGAGGCAATAACAATACCAGTCCATTCTTCTTACTTTGCGCAACGTCTATAAGTTGTGAGCCATACAAAAAATTTGAAAATATCAATTTAACATATTCGTTGGTACAACGTACTACAAAAGATGTCTTCTATCCCTACTAATCAGCTTGTAGAAGGAACACTCTACATCAAGATTCACATTCAGAATGGCCATCAGTTTCCCGCAAGAAAGTTTCTCGGAATGAGCGAGTTTGGATATGCGAAGTTTGAACTAACTACGGATTCATACACGAGTGAAAGTCCTGAACTCTGGAAGTTCTATTCAGCTGATTCAACAGATCTACCGATTCCTGTCGCTGTGCCGAGTGGTTGGGTAGAGGGTGCAAATGGATACTTTGATTCAACTGTTCAGCCAAAGCCAAAGACTTATGAAGAGGAGTCAGTACACTGAAGATAATGATCCCTACACACAGGCGAATAGAGTTCCTTGCCACCCACTTGAACTTGTTCATCCGTTGATTTTTTATCACTATATGTGAAGAGTGCTGCATTAGGTTCTTTACATTTACTACAGAAGGCATGACGCTTAACAACTGTATCGCAGTATGGAATCAGACTGAGAAGTTCTCCAAATGGCTCCCTTGCTGTATCACCATCTAGACCTACACAAATCACATCCTTCTTATCGACTTCAACCGCATGAAGTACAAAGTCCTTCAAGCCTCCAAAGAACTGTGCTTCTTCAATAATCACTAGGCGCGCATCCATATAGAGAAGTGTATGACAGGCCAAGCTTAAATCTCGTAGAGCGAGAGCAGGATATTTCTGATTATCATGACTAATAATCTCTGGTTTCTCACTGTAGCGAGTATCGCCACTGTGAGTAATCACAAGAATGGGCCACCCAATCGCATTATATTTGCGAATGGTGCCGAGTAGTTCCGAGGACTTGCCCGCAAACATAGGACCGAGAATAATATTAAGGCTCATTTTGTGATACATATAGGCACTCGTTCTCACTTCAAATTTAGGCAACTAACACGCATTTATATTCATATCAACTACATTAAAATAGGTCATCCCATATACAGTTCCCTTTGGCGGAACCGTAATCCGTACGAAGGCCCATTCACGACCAAAGGAAGGAACAAAGATTTTACTATGGCTTATAAAGCCATCAGGAATATCAAGATTACTATATAGCATCTTAATCGCATCAACCCCTGACATATCCCATGGATAACATCCACCGGCATTAATCGTAATCACACCGCCTTCGGGCATCCAATCAAGCAACTTTGTAAAAAGTGCTGACCACATTGGATCCTTCAAATCAGGATCAACCAGATCTACATAGATACAATCATAGACCCGAGGCTCCTCAAGAATCTTAAAAATATCACTGTGTTCTACTGTAAGTCGGGGATCATCAAATACATTTGAGCCGGTCGCCGTGGTTGTCCACCCATCTTCATACTTACGAAAATGATTAACAAGTTCTTCATCCCAGTCAATCATTGTTACCTGTATGTCACGTGAACCAACGCGGCCAAGTACGGCGCGCGCAGTCGCACCTTCTCCACCTCCTAGAATACAAATGCGTGATCGTGTACTAAGTTCTTCGTGGATACCCGATACAAGATTACCATGATAAATAGCTTCATCGCGCTGTGCGGATTGAATGACGCCATCAATAAAAAGTGTACGTCCAAACAAAACTGTATTTAAAATATCAACCTTCTGCTTCGCAGTATCAAAATGGAGTGATCCTTCAGGATAATATCGTAGAATACGAATAGACTCTCCATCGCGCTCCTCATACTCCTTGATTTCAGACATTCCTATGTCTTCTATCAAACAGTTTCTTAAGGCGCAACATCCGCATTTACCATTTCTTGAACAAGTCGAGCAAAGGATGTTCTATGTTCCCATCCAAGGTCTTCTTTTGCTTTCGTCGGGTTACCAATAAGTACATGAAGTTCATTGGGGCGGAAAAACTCAGGATTAATAGTCACATGTACAATACCAGTTGTCGCATCATATCCTTCTTCATTAATGCCTTCACCTCGCCATAGAATCTTCTTGCCAATCTGGGCAAAGGCAATCTCAACAAACTCGCGAACTGTATGTGTCTCACCTGTTGCGAGTACCCAATCGCGAGGAGTATCCACTTGTAACATGCGCCACATACCCTCTACAAAATCGCGAGCATGTCCCCAATCACGCTTCGCATTTAGATTTCCAAGCGAAATCTGTGTCTCTTCACCATGCACAATCTTTCCAATACCAAGGGTAATCTTTCGAGTTACAAAATCGGCGCCACGACGAGGTGACTCGTGATTAAAGAGGATTCCATTACAGGCAAAAATACCGTAGCCTTCGCGATAGTTTCGTACGGACCAATATGCGAATAACTTACTCACTGCGTAGGGCGAACACGGAGCAAACCCAGACTCTTCCGATAATACGCTGATCTCCTTATCAATGCGGTTTCCATAGAGTTCACTCGTACTTGCCTGATAAAAACGAATCTTATCTTTACAAGGAGAACGACGAATACATTCAAGAATACGTAAAACTCCGAGGGCATCTACATCAGCCGTGTACTCAGGAATATCAAAGGAGTG